ATCGAACTGATAATGTCAATGCAATGGGTGGTAAAATAGACGCAGAAATACAAAGAGCTCAGACTCAAGGCGAACATTCTGGTCGTTTTTATCAAGTATTTGATTTTCCAAAAAGCACTATGGAACTCACATATAAATTACAAGCATATGAACAAGGTAGCATGGATTTATTATTTAATGATACTGGGTCAACATCTAGTATGACTGCATATGAAATTAGATCTACAGGAGATGAGAGAGAATGAGGTATCATCCAGGCACCATAGTTAGATCACTTGGAATTAGTGATTTTAGAATTGATGGAGTTCCTACAAATGAAGAAGAGTTTCTTTCTATGTTTCATAAGAAATTACCTAATGGAACATATTCAAACAATCCATCTACGTTTGGAGTAACTTGGGATCAAGTAAAAACAAAACTTGATGAATTGAATAGTCAAGAGAAATTTAGACTTTTAAGAGAAGAGAGAAATCGAAGACTTGCTGAATGTGATTGGATAGTCACAAAAAATGCAGAGTATGGTTACAATATACCAAAAGAGTGGAGAGCATATCGTCAGGCACTTCGAGATCTTCCAAGCATTACATATGCACCAGAACTCGATGAAGAAGGTAATTTAAAAATGGATTCAGTTGCATGGCCCACTCCACCTGAGTAGGGTTGTCAACCCATTTGTAATATGTTATAATGTGTCTATATAATACAGATAAATTGACAATTGCAATGACTGAACAACAACAACATTTACAATCTGCTATTCAACAGCAAAA